AGTCAACTTTTTCTTTCCAAAGAGCTACTTTTTCTTGTTCATAAATAATAGAAGGAGTAGTTAGCTTAATTTCAAAGTTCACTAAAGACTCTTTATCAAATCCTTGTGAGTATAAATGTACTAAACCAATTTTAGTTAATTCACTCTCTACAATTCTTTGAAGTCTTTCTACTGTTCTAGCAAAACGAATATCTTCTGCTGCAAGAGTTGCTTTACCTTGAAGGTCTCCTTCAAATCCAAAATATGCTTTTGGTATTTTAAGAGCTGCAAACATCTTAGCTTGTAAGTACTCAACATCTTTAGTTCCGTCATACTCTAAACCTTTTGTAGTTTCAATACGAGTAGAAGTATCTCCTCCTCTTACAGGTAGGTAGAAGTCTTCCATCATATTCTGCATATTGAATCTAAGGTTGTATTGACCGTCATCTCCTATATAAGGAGTCTTCTTCATTTGATTGATAGTCTTTTGCATGAACTGCTCTACCTCTTGTGGTGGTATAGAACCTACATTTATATAGAACATTCTCTTTTCAGGAGCTCTCATTATACGGTGAATTAACATCGCATCTTCCATAAGAGTTACTTGCTTGAAAATCTTTCTAGCTGGTTCTAAATATGATCTACCGTAAGGTAGGTAATTTGTATCTGAGATTAATCTAAAGTGTGCAATTTCGTAATTATCAAATTCTACTACCTTTGATTCATCTCTTCTTTTTGGTAAGTAATTAGGGTGTTGAGAAGATGCTAAACCATCAGGATCTAATCTAAAGTTTACTTTAGCTGGATTCTCTGGATCAGTTCCTTCTTCTCTAATCATATGGTAAACTGTATATGGTAATACGTTATATACTCCGAACTTCTCAGCTATTTCTAACTTTAAGAAGAAATCTCCATACTTACACATGTTTCTAGTCCATGACCATAAATTGAATTCTATATTTAAAACGTCATAAAATAGATTATATAAAACTCTTTGAATATTTTCGTCTGATGATTTTATAGCTAAAATCTCATTTTGATCGTTTTTTATAGTAGCTTCATCTGCTATAATATCTAATGCAGAAGCTATAATAGGATCTGTGTCCATCGCTTCATAATCAGAATATAATTGAATCCTTAATGTTTGGTAATTAAGGTTAGGGTTAAATATATTTCTATTATTGTAGATATATAATCTACTAAATCTATCTACTAATGAGTTTGTTTGGTATCTACCAGTAGATTGAATCTGATTAACATCAGCTACTTTTAACTCGTCTCCACCGATGTTTCTTATTACTACATCGTTAGAAAAGAGTCTTCTTAATCTACCAAATAAGGATTTATCTGCCATCTATTTGAATTTATATATATAAATAGTGTTATTTTAAAAGCCAACGTAGATCTTCTTCACCACGGGCTGTCTTATAAAGATAAGGATTTTCTCTCATATTACCAACATTTCTCATAACAGCTTGGTTTTTAGCATTTAAGTTGTTAAATGATGATAATTGTGCTCTGGCTAAATCCATACCTTGCTGTCTTAATCTAAGTGCTGTATCTCTAACATATAGGGCAGTTGCACATGATATAATTAAATCATCGTTGTATCTATCTTGTGCTTGTGCTTTACCGTTTTTCCATATAAACACCCTCATTTCAGACATAAGTCTTTTAGATTGTATAGTAACTCCATGGTCTCTTATATACTCAATCATCTTAGCTATGACCAAAGGCCTAGTTCTGGCTGACATAGTAAAACCGGGTACTAACTTATCTCTTTCATACTTATGCATATACGACTCAACTGATTCCATTTGAGCTGTAGAGCTATAGTATATGTTCTTATACTCTCTTTCTAGCAACTGTTCTATAGTTGCCCATCCAATATTAGCATTTTCACATACAAGTAAGGCATCATTGTATTCAGATGCTATACCTACTAGTACGTTTCCAAAGTCTTTAGGTGAGAGTTTACCTTTATATTCAGCTACTTGTACACATTGGTCAATATCGAATACATGGAAGGCAGAGTAATCTGTTGAGTCCCCTCTAGCCACATCGGCTACTACCATGTAATCTTTTCTGTAGTCTACACCTTCCCACACCCATAAATTACCGTCTACCCCTCTTCTTTCAAAAGGTTCTTTTTCATATGTTTCTTCATAGAAGGTCATATCCTCTGGTTCAAATACTGTATCACCAGAAGCTAAGAAATCACAATCACACTCTTGACCTGCCATTCTAGGACCTAGATCTGAGTCTTGTTGGTCTCTCCATTTTTGATCTCTTTCAGGATGTACCGTCCAAGGTAGTCTGATAGGTAGAAATGAATTTTCTCTTGATTCAGCTTTTTCCCATGTTTGATGGAACCAGTTACCAACACCATTAGGAGTTGATAGTGCCATACACTGTCCACCGGTAGCTAGGGTTTGTTGTGCTGCTGTAAATGTTTCATCTACATTCTCTATAAATGCAGCCTCATCCATTAATAGTAATGATACCGCTTCTGATCTTGCAGCATCAGGTGATGAAGATTTAGCTGTTATCTTAGATCCGTTTTTTAATCTTAAAGATAATTTGTTTTTCTCAGTAGATGCCAATCTTAACCATTTAGGTAACTGATCGTACATAAAGATAACTTTGGTTACTAGGTTTCTAGCAGTTGCTTGAGTGGTAGCTAAAGCAAGAACGTTTTTATCTTTATGAAATAGCATTAGCCATAAACTGTACGCAGAAGCTAAGGTTGAAATACCTAACTGTCTTGACTTAAGAGTAATGATATAATCATTATCTTTAAATAAATTTAGAATTTTATCCTGAAATGGGTATAGATTAAATAAGATCCTACCCCTTGTAGGGTGTTGAATGTGGCAGTACTTTCTCATAAAGTACGCTGGATCTTTAGCACATTTGATATACTCTTGTGCTATTATCTTTTTAATGTCTCTGCTCATAACTATTTTATTCCTCCTCTAAATACTTGGGGTGCTAATCCATTATTTAAATTAATTGGATTGGAAAAAGATTTAGGATTCTCTCCTATGTAGTTTATCAATTGCTCTGGTGATACAGACATAAAACTACCAAAATTCTTAGATGTATCTACAAATATAAAATGATCTACTCCTTCTCTTTTAGCATATGTTGCTGCATATACTTTTTGTAGAGCTATTCTTAATGTATTAGAATCGCTACTTGATTCGTCAGTGATATACGTATTAACTAATTCTGAATCATAAACCTGAGATAATAAATCTTTTAAATCCTTCACAGCTTGTTTAAACCTATCTGGTGCTTGTTGCTGTATAGTTGGCATAAATTTATCAGGTCTACTTTTATCTAATCCTAATTCTTCTACAGTATCTAATATTTTTGCACCTCCAGTAAAAGAATGATCTCTTTTACCTAATCTTGCTGCTGTACCTTTCACTTCTAAGTATTTTCCGTTCCAGTCCAAATCTCCTTTTCCACCTTTCATCATTTTTACATCTCCTACTAGTGATGCTAAACCTATTTCAGCTTTTCCTACTCCTCTTCCTCCTTCTTGTCCTCCTATGTTAATAAGAAGTTGTATTGTATCAGCGGTTAACTTATCTTGTAGAGCTGAGACTAAATTACCGGAAGAACCTAATTGTGCAAAATTAATTGGCTTTTTAATATACTGCATGTAATCAGATAATTGATCATTATTAGATAGTACATTAAATACTCTTTGTGCAGCATCTCCAGATTCTAAAGTACTATCATCTATATTTTTTGATTTAATAAATTCGAAAAAACCACTTTGATTAGGCCTGTTTGAAATGTATTTTTTTATATGCTGTAATGCTTCAGTATCGTTTTCAATTGAACTTAATAGTGCTACTATATCATCTTTAGTTATAGGTTTAGCTTCTTCTGTTAATTCAGAAATTAGACTATCAAGTATTCTTTTATCCTTAGGATTATTAATATCCGGTACACCTGATTCTGTTCTCCAGGCCCATTCAGTATAGAGCTTGTTTGTTATGTTCATTATGCTTCTGGTTCTTCTCCTGCTTCAAAGTCTACAGGTTCGTCAGATAAGTCAGCTGGTTCTGCTGCTGGTTCATCACCTAAATCATCTGCTCCTCCAGTTCCGCCTCCGCCGTCTCCGCCAGGAAAGTCTCCACCTCCTGTATCTGCATCTCCTAT